TTTCCTTGGCCACTGATCTTGCTGAACGGCAGATTCGAGAGGGTTCGGCGTCGTCTCAGGTGATTAGTCACTTCTTGAAGCTTGGTTCGACTCGTGAACGACTTGAACAACAGCGACTTGAGCACGAGAACGAACTTACTCGAGTCAAGATCGAGCAGATTGAATCGCAACAGCGTATAGAAGAGCTATATGTTGATGCTATCAAGGCAATGCGCTCTTATGCCGGTGATTTACCGACACCTGAGGAGCTCGATGAAGATCAGATCGTATAGAGAGCTTCGTCGGTTGCAAACGTTCGAAGAGAGGTTTGCATATTTGTCTCTTAGGGGAACTGTCGGGGAAAGTACGTTTGGATTCGATAGATGGATCAATCAACGTTTTTATAGATCGCAAGAATGGAAAAACGTTCGTAGTCAGGTCATTCTAAGAGATCTCGGATGTGATCTGGGTATTATAGGTTATGAGATATTTACAGGTTTGCTTGTGCATCACATGAATCCTTTGTCTTCAGAGAATATAGCTCAGGTTGACGAGTGGATTCTTGATCCAGAATATCTGATAACCACGTCTCTTCAAACCCACAATGCGATTCATTTCGGTGACGAGAGTCTTCTTCCTAGGGGACCGGTTGAAAGGCAGCCGGGAGATACAAAGCTTTGGTAAAGAAACCAAACAAGAGAGGTAGACGAAACTTAACTGGTGTCGATATTGTAGCGATTATTCTAGCTTTGGGATTAACATTGCTTGTTTCGTTAATTATTGTTGCGACTATGGTTCAAATTATTAACAATGACAAAGATGTCCCAGAGATTCAGCTTTCTGAGAATGCCACGCAAATTTTGATTGCTGCTATTGGTGGCATAGTTGGTGTTCTTGGTGGTTATGTTGGTTATCGCATAAATAATAACAATTTACCACCTGAAAACCCGAACGACAAGGGAGAATCAGAATGAGTCCAGCTAGAAAGAAGAAGGAAGACACTGAGCAGGAGGAGAAGACGCAAGAAGAGGAGACTCAGCCTCAAGAGGTTCCTGAAGTGGCGGTGGACCAACGGGTTCCCTCGGATCCCGAGCACTATCGCCCAGCGGATGTTCCGCCCGCTCCTCTGAAAAAGATTCGGAGCTCGTCGAATGCAGACTGAAGAGCTTCCCGAACCCCCGATGGGCATTCCTCCTGGCGAGGCTCCGCCGCCAGTTGCTCCGGAACCAGAAGAAGTCGACGACAGGCCAGACGTCACTCCGAATCGTGAGCCGGATGTTGAAGGCGATCCTCACGGATCTCCGCTCGACGATCCAGAGGACGAGAAGCATCTGCGAGATCTACGTGAACCAGAAGATCCGGCTGCTTGATGGCTTTAAAACGAGTCTGGATCCCATCTCCCAATTACTCGAGTAGGGGCGGCTCGGGAGTAAGACTGATTGTCCTTCATACAGCTGAAGGAGCTCGCACCATTGAAAGTCTTGGTTCTTTCTTTCAAGGTGATGTTGGTGCCTCGAGTCATGTCGGCGCTGACGATCAGGCCAATACGATTGGCGAGTATGTAAAGCGCGGCAACAAGGCATGGACTCAGGCAAATTACAATCCAGTGTCTGTGGCTATAGAGCTATGCGGATTTGCTTCTTGGAGTGCTGACGAATGGAATCGTCATCCAAACATGTTGGAGAATTGCGCAAAATGGATTGCTGAAGAAGCAAAATACTATGGCATTCCGATTACTAGACTTAATTCGTCTCAAGCTCAGGGTTCTGGTCGTGGTGTTTGTCAACATGCGGATCTAGGTTCCGGTGGTGGGGGACATTGGGACTGCGGTTCTGGATTCCCTATGGATCGTGTACTCGACATGGCTCGTGGTGGATCGCCTAGTCCTGGTCCTACACAAGAGGAGGAAACAGATTTGATTACCTCGGCCGTGTCTGATGGTGGATCGATACATGTATGGTGGGTTGGCGAAGACAAAAAGACGGTTTGGTACAGGTATCAGAAGAAAAATAGTACTGATTGGATCGATGGCGGGAAGTTTGCCAGTTCTGATCCCAAGAAGATAGCGGGTATCTCCGCCACACTCAATGCTTCGGGAACACTTGAGGTGTTCGTGAGGTATGAGGATGGTACTCCTGCACATACATGGCAGAGGAAGGGCGAGACAGCGTGGAACGGAGGCGAGAAGGGGAAAGCCATCGCGTCTTTTACCAACTTGCCAAAATAGGCACCCACGAAAGGGGGTGAGTAGTTGATAACTAGTATCCTCACCGGAACAAAGAAAATTCTAGGTTTGGCGGAGGATTATACAGCATTTGATCATGATGTGATCACTCATATCAATACTGCGTTCTCTACTCTCGCCCAATTGGGTGTCGGGCCTCCTGAAGGCTTTATGATCGAGGATGAAATAGCAGAGTGGGTCGATTTCATCGATGAAACTGATCTTCAGTACAACTCGGTCAAGTCATATGTATATTTGCGCGTTCGTCTACTCTTTGATCCTCCGGCAACATCATATTTGATCGGAGCGTTCAATGATCAGATCAAAGAGCTCGAGTGGCGTCTGAATACTCATCGGGAGGAAACGGAATGGACTCCACCTCCCGAAGTTGTCGATGATCCTGTTCACGACTGGCCTTGGGGCCCCATTTGGGAAGGAGGTGTGTATGGATAGATTGGCGAGTAAAGAAGTTGTAGATCATATTCTCAAACATCACGGCGTCTTGGGAATGAAATGGGGGCGTCGTAGAAGCCGTGAGGAGTTGGCTTCAGTTTCTGTCAGTACCAGGTCGAATCCACAACACAAGACGATCATCAAGACAAAGGGTGGGAGAGGACTTCCTGCTCATCCTGATGCTGTCGCAGCCAAGATAGTAACTCAGAAGCTCAAGAAGAGTGGTATGCACACTCTTTCCAATCAAGAGCTACAGAGTCTGGCCACTCGTACCAATCTCGAGAGCCAGATCAAGAGATCTGGAGTTGGTCAAGGTACTTTCGAGAAGGGCGTTAAGGTAACGACGGATTTCATGAAGTCTCCGCAAGGCAAGCAAGCTGTGCAAGAGGCTACAAAACTGGCAACGTCTGAAACTGGAAGGAAAGTGGTTAAGCACCTGTTCAAGGGTGCTACGATGGCTGCTGCTATGGCTTGAGAAGGGAGGTTAGCTTGGGTCTGTCTAATACTGCGACACCGATCTACTATGGTCGGTTTCGTGAAGCAGTTCTTCGAGGAGACATTCCGGTAAATCGTGAAGTCTCCATGGAGATGAATCGAATTGACGCGCTCATAGCTAACCCGAACATCTACTATGATGATGAAGCTGTTGAAGGTTTCATTCTCTTTTGCGAAGGAGAATTGACTTTAACAGATGGGTCCGATCTTCATCTCTTAGAATCGTTCAAGTTATGGTCAGAGCAGATCTTTGGTTGGTACTACTTCGTTGAGCGAAGTGTCTATGTTCCGACTAAGGATAATCACGGGGGGCACTATGAACATAGGACAGTCAAGAAACGACTGATTCTGAAGCAGTATCTAATCGTTGCTAGAGGCGCAGCCAAGTCTATGTATGCGTCAATGATACAAAGCTACTTTCTAAATGTCGATACGTCAACGACGCATCAGATAACTACAGCGCCAACGATGAAGCAAGCCGATGAAGTCATGTCTCCGGCTCGTACAGCCATCACGCGCGCACGCGGCCCCTTGTTCAAATTCCTGACTGAAGGCTCATTGCAGAACACGACAGGATCGAGGGCCAATCGTGTCAAGCTCGCAGCAACCAAAAAGGGAATCGAGAACTTCCTCACAGGATCACTGCTCGAAGTTAGACCTATGGCCATTAATAAGCTACAAGGTCTGCGTCCCAAAATCTCTACAATTGACGAATGGTTGTCTGGAGATTTGCGTGAAGATGTTGTGGGGGCAGTTGAACAGGGAGCATCAAAGCTAGAAGACTATTTGATTGTCGCTATTAGTTCAGAAGGAACTGTTCGAGCTGGTTCCGGTGACACAATCAAAATGGAACTAGCTGACATACTCAAGGGTGAGTACCTCGCTCCGCATGTTTCGATCTGGCATTACAAACTTGATGAACTCGAAGAAGTTAACGATCCATCAACTTGGCTAAAGGCAAATCCAAATCTGGGCGCGACAATCTCATATGAGACGTATCATCTGGATGTCGAAAGAGCTGAAAAAGCTCCTGCGTCACGTAATGACATCCTTGCCAAGCGTTTTGGAATCCCTATGGAAGGTTACACATACTTCTTCACGTATGAAGAGACTCTACCCCATCGCGCGCGCGAGTTCTGGCAGCTGCCATGTGCTCTCGGCGCAGACTTGTCTCAAGGTGATGACTTTTGCGCATTCACATTCCTTTTTCCGCTGAGCCACGAAAAATTTGGGGTTAAGACTCGGAGTTACATCACGTCTCTGACATTGATGAAACTTCCGGGGGCCATGAGAGCGAAGTATGAAGAGTTCATCAACGAAGCGAGTCTTCATGTCTTGGATGGAACAGTTCTTGACATGATGGAAGTTTATGACGATCTGGATGCGTTCATTCTGTCGTCTGAGTATGACGTTCGTACTTTAGGATTTGACCCATACAATGCCAAAGAGTTTGTAGCCAGGTGGCAGGCAGAGAATGGGGATTATGCTATTGAGAAAGTCATTCAAGGAGCCCGGACTGAATCTGTCCCATTGGGTGAACTCAAGATTCTGAGCGAAGAAAGAATGCTCATCTTTGATCAGTCACTTATGTCCTTTGCGATGGGAAACGCAATTACTTTGGAAGATACTAACGGTAATAGAAAGCTTCTAAAGAGGCGACAAGACGAGAAGATCGACAATGTCTCTGCTCTTATGGATGCCTACATTGCATACAAAGCCAACAAGGAGGCTTTCGAATGAGCTTGGGAAGGAGGTGAAACGTGTCACGATTTGGATCAGTATTGAGACATGCCTGGAATGTCTTTTCAAACCAGGATAACAAAACTCAGCCATACTCAGGTGACTATGGTTCGGCTTATGCTTATAGACCAGATCGAGTAAGACTTCGAATTCCCAATGAACGCTCGATTATCGCCTCTATCTATACACGTCTTAGTATCGATGTCGCTTCAATTGACATGCGTCATATCAAAACTGATGCGGATGATCGTTACAAGGATGACATTGTAAGTGGTCTTCAAAATTGTCTCACAGTTGAAGCCAATATTGATCAAGCAGCGCAAGCTTTTCGTATGGACATCGCATTGACTCTTTTTGACAAGGGTGTTGCTGCGATTGTTCCAGTGGATACATCGCTTAATCCACTTTCAACTGGTGGATACGACATCTTGACGCTTCGTGTCGGCGAAATTGTGCAATGGTATCCTGAACATGTACAAATTTGGCTGTATAATCAGGCACTTGGATATAGGCAGCTCATTACTCTTCCGAAAACTGTTGTCGCCATCGTTGAGAATCCGTTGTACGCCGTAATGAATGAGCCGAACTCAACTCTTCAACGTTTGCTCAATAAGCTGAATCTATTGGATGCTGTAGACGATGCATCCGCTTCTGGGAAACTTGATCTTATCATTCAGCTTCCTTATGTGATCAAATCTGAAGCTCGTCGGCAAGCAGCAGAACAACGTCGGCAAGATATTGAGTTTCAGCTCAAGGGTAGTAAGTACGGCATTGCTTATACGGATGGAACAGAAAAGATTACTCAGCTGAACCGTCCAGCTGAGAATAATCTAATGGCTCAGATTGAATTTCTGACCACGATGCTCTACGGCCAGCTTGGATTGACTGAAGAAGTCATGAATGGAACAGCCGACGAGAAGACAATGCTGAACTATTGGAATAGGACAATCGATCCGACGCTAAATGCAATTGCCCAAGCTATGCGCCGGACGTTCTTGACCAAGACAGCTAGAACGCAACATCAGACGATCGAGTACTTCCGCGATCCATTCAGATTGATCCCGATTGAGAACATTGCGAAGATTGCAGATGTGTTCAGTCGTAACGAGATTATGTCGGCAAACGAAATTAGACAAGTCCTCGGACTCAGGCCGTCTACGGATCCGAAGGCTGACAAGTTGATCAACAGTAATATTCGAGGGCAAACACCTTCCGGTTTCTCACAAGTTTCTGGTTCAACAGCACCTGGTACTAATCCAGATTCTGGTGGAGACAGTGGACTTGTCGGTGCAGGCTCAACTAATGGCAATAGTAATGGTTCTAACAATGGAAGTGGCTAGCTACTAAGAACGGCTAAAGGCCGAGATCCAAAACTGAAAGAGAGCATTCAAAATGGAAGAAAAGGCCCAGCCCGACTTCAGTGGCTATGCCACGAAGGCTGGTCTTAAGTGCTCAGACGGCCGAACGATCATGAAAGATGCCTTTGCGCATCAGGACAAGACGACCGTTCCGCTGGTCTGGCAACATAGTCACAGTGAACCAGGAAACGTTCTCGGACACGCTGTTCTCGAGAATCGTGACGACGGTGTCTACGCCTACGGGTACTTCAACGACACCGATCAGGCAAAGAATGCCAGGACGTTGGTGCAGCACGGAGACGTCAAGTCTCTTTCCATCTATGCCAATCAGCTGACAGAGAAAGCCAAGCAGGTTCTTCACGGTTTCATTCGTGAGTTGAGCCTGGTTCTGTCGGGCGCCAATCCTGGCGCTCTGATTGACAACATCACATTGTCTCACGCTGATGGAGATCTGGTCACATTGGAAGATGAGGCCATTATCTACACCGGCCTCGAGATCAATCATGCTGATGGGTCTACCAGTGATCCAGCAAATACAGGTGATGTCGAAGACGACGTTGAGAACAGCAAGACTGTTCAAGATGTTTATGATTCGATGACTCCCGAGCAGCAGGCGGTCGTCCACTACATGGTGGGTGCTGCACTTGAAGGTGAAAGTGGTGATAACGCCGAACATTCCTCCGACGACAAGTCGGGTGATTCCGAGAAGGAACTAGTCCACGACGATAAAGATAAGGAAGGACGACGCATGACCCGCAACGTCTTCGAGCAGAGCGGTGAAACAAAGAAGGAGGAGAAGCACACTCTCACTCATGACGCGATGCGGGGGATCATCTCTGATGCTCAGCGTTCTGGCTCGCTGAAAGAGGCCGTAGAGGCATATGCCCTGAAGCACGGCATTGAGAACATCGATGTCCTCTTTCCTGAAGCTCGTACGGTCACAGACTCCCCGGAGTTCGATAGTCGGAGGGTCGAGTGGGTTGCTGGTGTCATTAACGGCACCAGGAAGTCGCCATTTACTCGTATCAAGTCCCTGGTCGCTGACATCACCTTCGAGGAAGCTCGAGCGAAGGGGTACATCAAGGGCAACCTGAAGAAGGAAGAGTTCATCAGCGCTTCCAAGCGTCTGACGACGCCCACCACGGTCTACAAGAAGCAAAAGCTGGATCGTGATGACATCATCGACATCACGGACTTCGATGTCGTGGTCTGGCTCAAGCAGGAAATGCGTCTCCTGCTGGACGAGGAGCTCGCTCGTGCAGTTCTCGTGGGCGATGGTCGTGACATCGCTGATGAGGATCATATTTTGGACCCGGCTGGCTCTCCTCAAGGTGCCGGTATTCGTTCGATCCTGAACGACGATGATCTCTACGCGGCAACGGTGAATGTCAACATCGATGACGCCAACTCGACTCCGTCCGAGATCGTCGATTCCATCGTCGGCTCAATGAGGCTGTACAAGGGATCTGGAACTCCGACGCTCTACACGACGTTGCCTTACATCACAGATTTCCTGCTCCAAAGGGATACTCTGGGACGTCGTCTGTACAGTTCCATCGCTGAAGTCGCCTCCGAGATGGGCGTTTCGTCTATCGTCGCTGTCGAGGTCATGGAAGACTATCCGGATGTCGTCGGTATCATTGTGAATCTGTCAGATTACACGCTCGGTACGGACAAGGGTGGAGAAGTCAACTTCTTCGACTTCTTTGACATCGACTACAACCAGTACAAGTACCTGCTTGAGTCTCGTTGCTCGGGCGCCCTTACGAAGATCCGTTCCGCTCTGGTCATCAAGAAGGTTGCCGCGGCTGATGTGCTCACTGTTCCGAATGAGCCTTCCTTCGATGGTACGACTATTACCATCAATGGCACAACCGGTGTTGTGTATCATCGCGCAGATGATAACACAGTTCTGATAGACAATTCTACCGTTGTGCTGGCGTCAGGTGAGACGCTCAAGGTCTACGCTGTTCCATCTGCGGGTCATTACTTCGCTAACAACGTTGACGACGAGTGGACCTACACGAACGAGAACTAACGAAAAGGTAGGTTCTCAATGGCAAGGTTCTTTGGTCGTGTCGGGTATGGCGAGACTGTAGAATCAGCTCCTGGTGTATGGGTTGATGAGATAGTTGAGTATTCATATTACGGAGATGTTATCCGTGACTCGAGAGAACTCCGTCAAGGAGAGAATCTCAACATGGATCTCAGCGTGCAGAACTCGATCAGTATTATGGCTGACGAATATGCCAACGAACATTTCTTTGCCATTCGTTATGTGGAATGGGCGGGGTCTCTGTGGACGATTTCATCCGTTGAAGTGCAGAGGCCTCGTCTGCTGCTAAGACTAGGGGAGGTTTACAATGGCCCCACGCCTGCAGCTCCATGAGCTTCTTCAATCGTTTGTTGACAACGTATATTTTCAGCCTCCGGTAAACATATCGTTGGAATATCCATGCATTATCTATAAGCGTGATTATGCTGAAACTGAATTTGCTGATAATGTGCCATATAATCATGTTATAAGGTATATGGTCACGGCCATAGATCGAGATCCTGATAGTGATATTCCAGGAAAGATAGCTGGATTACCGATGAGTCTATTTACTCGGTTTTTTACAGTCGACAACCTGAATCATGACGTTTACAGAGTATTCTTCTAAGGGAAAGGAAGCAAATGACAGCCCTTGAGTGGGACAAAGTGGGTGAACGGCTGTATGAGACGGGCGTAGACCACGGAGTCCTCTATATTCCTGATGACACGGGAGCATACATCGATGGGGTTGCTTGGAATGGTCTCACGACTGTTACCGAGTCACCTTCAGGAGCTGCATCCAATCCGCAGTATGCAGACAACATCAAGTACCTGAACCTGATCTCTGCCGAGGAGTTCGGAGCGACGGTTGAGGCGTTCACGTATCCTGACGAGTTCGCTCAGTGCGATGGTACGGCAATGCCCGAGCCTGGGGTTGCCATTGGGCAGCAGAGCCGAAAGATCTTCGGTCTCTGTTACCGTACTCGAGTTGGTAATGATCTGGACGGCACAGATCATGGGTACAAGCTGCATCTGATCTATGGAGCACAGGCGGCTCCTTCTCAGAAGGCTTATGCCACGATCAACGACTCACCTGCAGCGACTGCATTTAGCTGGGATGTCACGACTACTCCAGTGCAGGTCACTGGGTACAAGCCAGCTGCCATGCTGTCGATCGATTCGAGCAAGGTCGACGCAACTGCACTAGCCACCCTCGAAGATGCACTGTTTGGTTCGGGATCAGTCGACGCCAGGCTTCCTCTTCCGGATGAAGTTCTGGGCATGTTCGCAGGGACAATCACCAATGTTCGTTTGACGGATGCCAACGCTCCGTCTTATGATTCGGCCACTCATGTGGTCACCATTCCGGCTGTGGCTGGTGTGGATTGGAAGGTCAATGGCGTCGATGCGTCAACTGGTGCTCAGCCCGCTATGACAGCTGGGCAGTCATCTGAAGTGACGGCTCATGCACAGCCTGGTCATGCAATCACAGGCGACGACGACTGGACGTTTGATTACTAGGATGGGGCTGCTGTGAGAGGAGACTAGGGAATGCTCAAGATTGTAGTTCCAGGCGTCGAAATGTTCGATGATGAAAGTCAAGAGTTCGTTACTCGAGACGACTTCACTTTGGAGCTAGAGCATTCTCTGGTCTCACTTTCAAAATGGGAGTCAATTTACGAGAAGCCGTTTCTTGCCTCTACTGAAAAGACGGTAGAGGAAGTTCTCGGCTACGTAAAAGCAATGACATTGACTGAAAATCCTCCGGAGGAAATTTTCCGCAAACTCTCTGAATCGAACATCTCAGAAATCAACAATTACATCGACGCCAAGATGACTGCCACTTGGTTCAGTGATCAACCAGGAACCCCACGAAGCCGGGAAGTGATTACTTCGGAAGTCATCTACTATTGGATGATTGCTTTCGAAATCCCATTCGAATGTGAAAGATGGCACCTCAATCGATTGTTTACTTTGATTCGAGTATGCAACATCAAGCAAGCGAAACCGCAGAAGATGAGTCGAGCCGAAATCGCAGCTCGAAATCGAGAACTCAATGCTCAACGCAGGGCACAATTGGGCACAAGGGGGTGACATGACAGCTCTTGTTTGGGACAAATCAGGTGAACGAACTTATCAAACTGGCGTCGATCGTGGAGTTCTTTATCTACAGAACGGATCGGGAGTAGCTTGGAACGGAATCACTTCTGTGGAAGAGACTTCTACCGTAGAACTGAAATCGTTTTACCTTGATGGTGTAAAGTATTTGGACAATATTCTTCCGGGGGATTTTTCCGGTAAACTCAAAGCATTCACCTATCCGGAAGAATTCGATTCAATCAATGGAGTTGTCTCTGCTTCCGACGGATTGCTCTTCTACAATCAGCCATCCAAGAGCTTCAACCTATCTTATCGGACAATGGTGGGAAATGATCTAGACGGTATAGATCATGGTTACAAGATTCATCTGCTTTACAATCTTGTAGCTGATCCAGATACTGTTGTATACCCCACACTCACGGGTACAGCGCTTCAGCCGATTGAATTCTCTTGGACGTTGAGTGGTACTCCGCCAAGGACAGGTAAGTATAGGCCCACGGTTCACGTTTCCATCGATTCCAACGACACTCCACTTGAGGTGCTGCAAGGTATAGAAGACATTCTCTATGGATCAGCTGACAGTGATCCATATTTTCCGTCGATGAATGAACTTCTGGATCTTTTTGCTTCACTGGGGTCGCTTGTCATTATCGATAATGGTGATGGTACGTGGAAAGCTATTGATGCAAGTGACAACTACATCACTATGATCAACCCGACTACGTTCCAGATAGATAATGCTGACGTTGTATATTTGGATGTGACCACATATCAGATTTCTACCACAAATCCAGACTGAGGAGGTGAAATGACTACAGTTACAAGTCTTACCGCTGACCGGATGTTGGCAATTGAAGCTGCCTCGGTTGTGGATGGTGACGTTGACGCTAGTGGTAATCTGATTCTCACCAAACACGATGGAACTCAGATCAACGCAGGAAGTGTTAAAGGTCCTAAAGGTGATCCAGGTCCGGTTGGGTCAGATCTTGTTGTGCTTAATGCTATATCTGTGTCTGATGTAGGCATCATCAACCAGATTCGTGCTGGTCGTCAACTTACGGCCGCTGATTTCACGAATATGGGATTGTCTGCACCTCTTGGTTTGTGGAATCTTTCGGATCTCAGTGACGTAAGTGGTAATGGACGTAATCTTACTGTCAAAGGTCCAGTATCATTTGTTACTGGTATTAATGGTGGGGCTGCAACAGCGGCACTCTTTTCTGCTGCTGGCGGACAAGCGCTTTATATTCCAGATACAGGAGCAAATGATCCGTTTCGAATTAAAACTGGATCGGTTGGATGTTGGGTTCGCACAGCCAAGAAGGGCACGTATCAAATGCTTGTCGACAAATACGCGTCGGCGCCTCAGCAAATCTATTCATTGATGATTACGGATGTAAACGCTGTTCGTTTTGGCGTTTGTCCTGATGGTAGCAACAATTCATATACAGTAACAGGTGTAACTGATGTTACTGATAATAGTTGGCATTTTGCTGTGGCTGTGCATGATGGTGTGTATACAAAACTTTATGTAGATGGGGTTTTAGAGGGTATTGGCAGTTTTTCCTTTCCTATGTTTTCTGGATCAGCCCCATTGAACATTGGTTGTCGTAGCGCAGATGCGGGTACCGTTGGTCAATTTCAGCATTTGGGTCGTGTTGACGAAGCTTTTATTACGGCGGATGTGCTTTCTGAAGATCAGATTCGTAATCTTTATTGCGCTAGGATTCCGCATACACTTGCTGCCGTTCCTTCAAGGGCTTCGATCAATATTCGTCGGCGTCGTCGTGGTGCGACATTTGTTGCTGCTGATTTCTCAACTCAGCCATTGCGCCTTTACAATTTCTCAGGTGGATCGCTTGGGGATGAAGGTTCAAATGGCGCAGCATTGACTAATCCGGGCAATGCAGTGAGTGTAGCTGGTTCAGATGGTAGTGCCGGGAATGCGTATAACTTCAACGGTGCTCAATCATTGGCTTCGACGGACGCCGGGTTACCAGCTGCTCTGAATTCACGATCGTATGGTTGTTGGTTTAAATCATCATCTGCTAATGTAGGTACAATTGTGGGGTATGGCGGCACAGCATTGGGCGCAGCCGATGCTCGTTTGGGAGTTTCTAATGGTTCGATTTTCTTCACCAATGGTGCAGATGCAATAATAGGTCCTTATGCTTGCGATGGACAATGGCATCATGCTGTTGCAGTTGAGGATAATGCTGCCACTGATGGTGTGAAACGCAAATTGTATCTTGACGGGAAACTTGTAGCTGAATCAACGGTTATGAATGCACTTACTCTTATGGGCGCCAATGGTCTTCGTATTGGGACTTCCACATGGGGCGCTCAAGTGTATACTGGACAGGCTGATGGCGTATTCATATGCAATTACGCGCTGACTATTGAAGACATAACAAAGCTATATTCCAAAGTTTCGCAAACATTGGCACCATCTCCAAAGAATGTCGGCGATCATGTTGAAGCTATGAGTGCAACTGATATTTTGGCTGTGTTTGATTCTCTAGAAAATGTTGCACAAGTGGATTTGAGGGTTGCGGCATGAGATCAAAAACTGTTGATGCTGCTTTTCCTAAATTGGGACTTGAAGTGGTAGCTTCTGGTGGAGCAGTACCAGCTTCTCCTGCCCTTACAGTAGCTACACTTAATTTTAAACTTGAACGAGCCGGATTATTTCGAATTTACCATCACGTTAACACTAATCATGATAGCAGTTCTACTTTGTCAGGACTTAATCGTCAAGTATTTGTCGATGGAACGGGTCTTTATACCCAAGTAGAAATTGCTGCTGCAGCACAGCAATACGTTCATGGCATATCATCTGGATCTCGTATTATGCGACTGGGAGCAGGGTTTCATACAGTGTACATGAGTGTTTCGTCAAGTGTCGCTAATATTTGGACTATGCAAGAAGGTCAGCTTTCTGTTCAGGAGCTCTAATGAGATTCGAGCTTGCAGGAAGTTTAATTCGCCCAGATCCATTGGTGATCAAGTTCATAGTGAACCAGAATTTTGATCCGACCAAGTATACTGCCATGGGTTACACCGATTTCGATGTTATCTGCATTGGTGGTGGAGGTGGTATGGGCGGCGGTATCAATACTGCTAACACGGGTACTCTGGTTCGAAGTCCTGGCGGGATCGGAGGAGGCGGAGGTCTTCACCGAGTTCAGGGATTGCTATCGGCACTACCTGCTTCATGTCCAGTGGTAATTGGCTCCGGGGGACTTTTGGGAACGGAGGACCAAAACAACCCAGCTGTTACCACTGATGGTGGAGATGGTGGATATTCCTCATTCAATGGAACTACTTGCCGAGCCTCAGGAGGAAAGGGTGGTAAGAGAGCCCAATCAAACTCCGTAACTGTCCCTACGCAGGCTAACGGTGGCGACGGTGGAGTGGGAAACAGCATCACACCGGGAGGTGGTGGAAAGGGTGGAGTCGCTGGTACACCTTCTGCAACTGGCCCTGGTGTTGCTGGAACACCTGGCGCTGACGGTACCTGGGATGGGACCATTGGTCAAGGTGGGGGTGGGGGCGCTGGAGGTGTAGGTAAGTACGGCTCTCCGCCAGTTACTTGCAACGCTGGTACCGCAGGGGGACGAGGCTCATACAATCCTGCAGATCAGGTAGTTTATGGGCCAGGAAGTGCCGCGACTACCGATAATCCCAGTGGTGCGGCTAATGTCATGGGTGGATATGCCGGTGGAGGAAAGACCACACCCATTGACGGGCTCCCAAACGTGTATGGTTCGTCGGCAGGACACAGAGTTCCCAGTGATCCAGGTGCAGTGACCATTCGACTTACTGCAGCCTGATGACTTATGGGAATCGAAATTACACAGAAGGGCTCATTCAATAACACAGAACGATATTTGAGTCATCTGAGCAAAGATGATCTGTACGCTACTCTTGGTAAATATGGGTCACTTGGCGTAGCAGCGCTGTCCAACGCTACTCCAACGGATACTGGTTTGACCGCAGCTTCCTGGTATTTCGAGATTGTTCAACGAAGAGGGTACTATTCTATTCGTTGGCATAACAGTCATGTCGTAGCCGGTCGACCGATTGCCATACTGCTGGAATATGGGCATGGAACAGGTACTGGTGGGTACGTTCAAGGGCGAGACTACATCATGCCTGCGATACGTCCTATATTTGATCGAATAGCAGCCGATGCTTGGAAGGAGGTGACCAAAGTTTAATGGCAAACATTGATGACAAAGTCGTATCAATGAGTTTCGAAAGCAGTAAGTTCGAAACTGGTGTGAACTCGGCTATCAATGCACTTAACAAGCTGAAGGAGTCTCTAAAATTCCCAAGCGCTGGTAAAGGCTTGGACGATGTTGCCGCTTCTGCTGACAAGGTCGACCTCGGTCATATCGGCAAGGCTATTGACTCTATCAAGAGCAAATTCTCCTTTCTAGGCATTGCTGCTATTTCAGCGTTGAACTCGATTGTCAGTAAAGCTGTCTCCGCTGGAATATCGCTGGTAAAGTCTTTCACTATCGACCCGATCGTTGCGGGTTTCAAGAACTACGAAACTCAGATCAACGCGGTTCAGGTCATCCTGGCGAACACAGGTCTTACGGGTAAGAAGGGTTTGGATCAGGTCAACAAGGCTCTGGCCGATCTGAACACTTACGCGAACAAGACTGTATACAACTTCTCCGAGATGACCAAGAACATCGGTACCTTCACGACTGCCGGTGTCGATCTGAAGACGTCGACTGAGTCGATCAAGGGTATCGCTAACCTAGCGGCGCTATCTGGTTCCAACTCGGCACAAGCTTCAACTGCGATGTATCAGCTGTCTCAGGCTATCGCAGCTAATAAAGTCGGACTGCAAGACTGGAACTCAGTTGTAAACGCGGGTATGGGTGGTAAGGTATTCCAGGAAGCTCTGTTCAATACGGGTAAAGCTCTTCACACCATCAAGGGTGTGAACATGGGTGAGACCTTCAAGCAGTGGACAGATGCTGGTAACACCTTCAGAGGATCATTGAAGAGTGGTTGGGTCACAGGTAAGGTCCTGACGCAGACGTTGCAGGGCTTTACCGGCGATATGACCAAAGCTCAGTTGAAAGCTCAAGGTTATACGGATGACCAGATCAAGAATATCCAGAAGATGGGTAAAGTTGCTCTGGGCGCTGCAACCAATATCAAGACTTACACCCAGCTGACCGAAGCCTTGAAAGAGGAAGTGGCGACTGCATATGCCACTATCTTCAAGACCTTGTTCGGCAACATTAATGCCGCTACGAAGCTCTTCAGCGGGCTACACGTAGTTCTTGAGAATGCTCTGACAGTCCCCATCTACAAGCTGAACACATTGCTCGAGGATTGGGCAAAGCTTGGTGGGCGAACTGTTCTGATTGATGCGATTAAGAAAGCCTGGGAAGAGCTCGGGGCAGTTGCCAAGACTGTCAAAGAGGCTTTCCGCGATATTTTCCCGCCGACAACCGGGAAAGAACTCTATGACCTGACTGTCAGGTTTGACAACTTCATCAAGAGCCTCAAGCCGAGCCCTCAGACTCTAGACAGCTTGAAGCGTACGTTTGAGGGTCTCTTTGCAATCCTTGATATTGGTAAGCAGATTCTAAGCGGTATATTTATCGTCTTCGGCAAGGTCTTCGGTGCAGTCAGCAAGGGTGGCGGTGGCTTCCTGAGTCTTACTGCAACTATCGGCGATTTCCTGAAGAAGGTTGATGAAACTCTCAAGAAGGGTGACAGGCTTCACAACTTCTTTGAGACCTTAGGAAATATTCTTGCCGCACCGCTGTCAATCATTGGAAAACTGGGGCATGCTATCAGCACTGTCTTCAGTGGGTTCGGTCAGAATGCTGGAGGAGGACTTACTGCTGCGCTGGGAGGAATGGGCGCTGCTATTACTCCACTGCAGAAGATCATGGAAGGGTTCAAGAAGGTCTGGGATAGCTTCGTAGCTGGATTCGGGAATGCTGACCAGGTTCTTCAACCCGCGATTCAAGGTATTGCCAATCTGTTTGGAAGTCTCGGGACTCTGATTTCCACTGCGATTCAGAATATCAACTTCAACGGTATTATGAATCTCATAAGGACCGGGCTTCTTGGCGGTATATATTTGGTCTTCAAGAAGTTCTTCAGTGGTGGGATCTCAGATCTCGTCGGTGGAGGAATTCTAAAGAGTATCACTTCCTCTTTCGAGGGCCTGACTGGCGTACTAACCTCTATGCAGACCAGTATCAAGGCTGGTGCGATAGAGAAGATCGCCATAGCAGTTGCTCTTCTCGCTGCTTCGATTATCGGTTTGTCCATGGTCGATGCAAAGAAGATGAACACGGCTATGGCAGCCTTGGCCATTGGATTCACTGAGCTTCTTGGTGCGTTCAAGGTCATCGATCAGATCAGCTCGGGTACGGGCTTCATCAAGCTCCCGTTTATCTCCGCCGGACTTATTGGGCTGGCTGCAGCTGTCGATATTCTCGTACTCGCTGTCAAGGGACTCTCAGGGCTTAGCTGGGTTGAGCTTGCCAAGGGTCTTGGCGGAGTAGGTGTACTTCTAGTCGGCATCTCCAAGGCAGCTGGGCCTCTATCTGAGAGCTCAGCAGGAATGATCACCGCTGGCGTCGGTATTACAGCTATTGCAGTTGCGATGAAGATCTTGGCGAGTGCCGTCAAGGATTTCGGTGGTCTCAGTTGGTCCGAGCTTGGTAAGGGTATCGGTTCGGTTGCAGTTTCACTTGCCGCAATTGGCGCAGCTTCAAAGATATTCCCGTCAGGGATGATTCAAATTGGCGTCGGTCTGATTGCAGTCGGTGCTGGACTCAAACTAATCGCCAGTGCCGTTGGGACCTTCGGCAAGATGGATCTGAAGACACTGGGTAAAGGTATCGGTGCTATTGCAGTAGCGCTGCTTGCGATTGCATTGGCTGTTCAAGCTATGCCCGCGACTATGGCAGTTCAGGCAGCTGGACTTCTTCTGGTTTCATTTGCTCTACAGGGCATTGCCAAAGCAGTTGGATCATTCGGCGGCATGTCTATAGGAGAGCTTGCGAAGGGTCTGATAGCTCTCGCCGCATCTCTGGCTATCTTGGCTGCTGCTTTGATCGTTATGCAAGGAAGTCTGGGCGGAGCTGCCGCATTGATAGTAGCTGCGGGTGCTATTGCCATATTAGCTCCGGCGATCCAGTCACTGGGCAAGATGTCCTGGGGTGAGATCATCAAGAGTATGGTCGCTCTGGCAGCGGCATTCGTCGTTCTTGGAGCTGCTGGGATACTACTCGAGCCGGTCGCGCCTGCTCTATTGGCTCTAGGCGCAGCTATGACGCTTATCGGTGCTGGTTTTGCATTGGTTGGCGCAGGTATATTCCTGATCGGAGCCGGTCTGAGTGCCATTGCGATAGCTGGCCCAACCGCTATTGCGATATTACTCAAGGGTTTCACCGACTTCATGAATCAGATCCCTGTCTTTGTCAAGGGTGTAGTCACTGCACTTCTGGGAATTGTAACCAGTATTGCCGCAGCTGCTCCGCAATTTGTAGAAGCTCTTGGGAAGATACTCGTAGCGCTTGCCAATGCTGTTATTCAAGCGGCACCTCAGCTTGCTAAGGCATTCGATGCTCTTATTCAAGCGGCGTTGAAGGTAATCAAGGATAACTATCCATCCATAGTTCAAGCTGGGCTCTCTATGTTGTTAGCGCTCATAACGGGTGTCAAGAACAACATAGGCCAAGTTGTATCCATGGTTGCTCAGGTTGTCATCACCTTGTTGAACTCGATAGCATCGCATTTGCCGCAGATCATAGCGGCCGGTGTCGGTGTGTTGACCAGTTTCGTACAGGGTATTGCCAACAGCTTGGGCAAGGTTATCAACACTGCAGCTAATGTTATATCCACGTTACTTAACGCAATAGCCAACGGCATCGGGAAGGTCATCAACTCCGGTGCCAATATTCTCGTTAAGTTCCTGAGTGGTATCTCCGATAACATCGGTAAGGTACTCAATCAGGGTGGGAACATCATAGCTCACCTGATAACTGGTATTGGCGATCAGTATTCGAAGATTGTCTCCGCGGGTGCGACCTCTATCGGTAAGTTCATAAATGCTATATCTGCCGGAGCTGTTGATCTGGTCGACAAGGGTGCCCAAGCCATTCTCAACTTCATCAATGGTTGCTCAGCAGCGGCTAGGAAGTACGAGCCTCAGATAGAGAAGGCTGGATGGAATCTTGGCTGGTCAATGATTCAAGGTATGATCAGTGGTATGGCTAGTCTGGCTGGTTCTGTCGTATCCAAGGCGATCAGCATTGTGTCATCCATTCCCAAGGCAGCGAAGAAACTGTTGCACATCGGATCTCCTTCCAAGGTCTTCTACGAGATTGGTACACAGATCATCGATGGTCTGACCCTGGGTCTTGACGACAATGCGGATGCACCAGCTGCCTCTGTGGAGAATGTGGTCAACTCGATAATCGATTCAGTTAATACGATTCCTTCTCTCAGTGATCTGATGGAGGTTAGCCCGACAATAACGCCTGTAGTGGATTTGACGCAGGTTCAAGCTGCTGCCGATCAGATGAATTCTATATTTGAAACTAGCCCTGTCGCAACGACTTCATACGGACAGGCTGCTTCTATATCCTCAACACAAGCGGCTCAGGGTGCTGTGAGTGATACCACGGGTACAGAAGCATCGGTAATCAAGTTCGAGCAGAACAACTACTCACCTGAATCGTTGTCGCCTGTGGAAATCTACAGGCAGACGAAGAATCAGTTGTCCCAAATGCGAACAGCGCTCGCTAATGCGTGATAGCTCGGGGCTCCTTCGGGAGCCCTAGTTATATTTGAGAATGGAGGTCTGAACAAGTGTGTTGACACAACTTGAAGCGTATAGCTCTTGGGAATCAGCCCCGACGCTATCTTTAAGTGATGATGGTAGAGAAGAAACGGACCTGATCCAGATCAGAAATATAGACGGATTGGATCCAGTTGCAGCTGCTGTCAACACATCGCCATTCGGATCTGTTGACGGAGTAGCTTATACAGGGAGCAGTGTGGCAAGCAGGAACATTGTCATTACTCTCCACCCGAATCCAGATTGGCATGACTGGACATTTGAGAGTCTTCGACGACTCATCTATTCATATTTCATGCCAAAGCTGTTGACAAGATTGGTATTTCGAAGCGACGATATGCCCCCGGTGGAAATTTACGGGTATGTTGAAACTGTCTCGGTTAATCCATTCAGCAAAGACTTAGAGATCCTGGTTTCTATCATCTGTCCAGATCCATATTTCACAGCTGTCACAGCTACCTTGGTCACAGGTGACACCAGTGATGGCTCTGCTCCGATGGACATCGACTACGAGGGATCTATCGAAGCTGGGATCAATGTCGAAGTACTTAGAGAGGCCGATCCGGCTCCCACTTTCATAGCTATTCAAATCGGTGAAGCAGTAATTTCATATTTCCGAGTGGCTGCTTCAGTCGATGCGTCAAAGTACTTCCTGATGAATTCTGTACCTGGCGCAAAATACGTTCGGAACGTGGCGTGGAATACAGGTGTCATTACCAATCTCCTGTCAAAACTTCAAATCGGTTCTCAGTGGCCCACTTTGAAGCCTGGTGTGAACGATTTCTCAGTCATAACAGATTCTCCAGGTAAGCAGCAATGGCAGCTCAGATATTTTGAGCGCTTTGGGGGTCTCTGAGTGGAACTATTCACCCTGAATCGACAATTCATTAGACAAGATGTGATAGACAAGTTCGTATCGGCTATCTGGACCGAGCGATATTATGGCGATAGCCAAGTCGAGCTGATTGTCCCGGCAACTACCGACATGATCCAAAGTTTGACAGTGGGCACTTTCCTGGGTCTAGTTGGTAGTGGTGAGATCATGTTGATCGACACCGTAGACATCGAATCAGGTACTCTGAAGGCAACCGGGTCTTCTCTGATGGTGTTCCTCAATAACCGGTTCATTCGTATAACACCTGCGCATGAGGACAGGTATTGGTACATGTCGGGATTAACTCCTGGTATGACAATGTGGTACATCGTCTATTACATGTGCATTGGTGGAGGATATTTGGATGGAAGCGTCCCCACTGGGATCCCTAATCCTTCTTCGTTAATCATTCCTGGTCTGTATGGTAAATCGATTGATAATGCTGGTTCACCTATCAGCTACGCTGCCCCCTATGGGCCCGTATACGACGCTCTGAGGGAAATTGGCACGACATACCAGGTCGGGATGCAGATCACTCTGGATTCGGTCACAGATACGTCATATGCGCTCGGATTCCGTTGCTATCGTGGTCTTGATCATACGAGTGGGCAAAGTGTCAATACGGTCATTCGATTCTCTCCTCAGATGGACTCATTGGCAAACATCAAGGAGCTGCAGTCCAATAAGAGCCAGAAGACTCTTGTATATTCGTTCGCGCCAGGCAACCCGGATGGCTTAGCCACTATCGCTGGTGTGAGCAGTCTGGCTGGAGCTCAATACACGGGATTCGACCTACGTGCGATGTTGACCTTTGAGGAGGACATCACGACGGATCAGGTTGGTGGAGATCCAAACAATCTTGTCAGTATCCTGAATAGCCGTGCAAATCTAGCCCTGACCGACAACCGATTCCAGAGAGCGATCGACGGAGAGATCGTTCCTCTGCACCAATTCCAATATGGAGTTGACTACAACCTAGGTGATGTAATCGAAGTGCAAGGTAACAGCGAGATAGTCCAAACCTCTATGGTTACCGAGTATATTCGCGCACAAGATAATGCAGGAGAGAAAGCTTATCCAACTGTAGCGATGTTGGGTTAGGGAGGTGACATTTGGCTGGGCCTGAATCAGAACCCCATCTTCTATCGAATAATCTATATGATGTAATCAAATTTGTAGTAGGGATAGTCATACCTGCAGTTGGCACGTTATATTTCGCTCTCGCGCAGATCTGGGGTCTACCAGCAGCACAGCAAGTTCTGGGGACGCTCATAGCTACCCAAGCCTTTCTTGGAGCTCTTCTAGGCATAAGTAGCAAGTCATACGAGGACAGTGGTGCCAAATATGTCGGAGCGATAAACGTTCAAGAGACACCAGAGAAGCTTCTATATTCTCTGACGCTCAAGGACGACCCACAGGGCCTCAAAGACAAAAAAGAGGCCACATTCCAGATCAATAACAAACCTCCTATAGAAGACCCTGTCGCGTAGAATGCTCCTCCTTATATGAGACCCTACCGAAGGAGCGTTATGTTTACCAGGAAGACGAGACACAAGTCGCAGCTCGAGACTGAGACTGAACGTGTGCTCACCCACCTGGCCAGTCAGCAGATTGATTCGGACGAATATCCGAAAGCGCTGGAGTACGCTATCAAGCTACAGAAGATGAAGGAAGAAGAGAAACCTTCTACTCTGCATCCAGATACCATACTCCTGGCCGCTACGAATATTGTCGGAATAATGCTGATTATCAGGCATGAGCACGTGAACGTCATCACGTCCAGAGCTATGCAGCTGGTGTCAAAGCCAAGGTAACAAAGCTTTAGAAGGAAGTCTAAGTATGGAGGGCCGCGTCTGCGGCCTTTCATATTTTTTTTTCGATCCCAAAAAATCCCCGGGGGGAGATTTCTGAAAATAGGTCGCGTAAAATACTTACCCCTATATGAGACCCTACTAACTAAGGAGTTTAAATTATGAGCAACGAGACCAACAACACCGTCGTCGAGGAGCCCATCAAGAAGACCTCAAAGTTGAAGAAGCTCGGACGCAACCTGGCAGTTGCTGGAATCTACGCGATTCCAGTCGCCGCCACGGGTGCCTCCTGCTACTACAGCTGGAAGCTCATCTCGATGAACCTCGAGACTGCGAAGTTGCAGCTCGAAGCCGCTAAGAACGCCGCACAGCAGTAGTCTTAAAAAGTAAGAGCCCAGAAATGGACTCTTATTTTCTTCGCGTCAGAAACATGCATCTATATGAAAGAGATGCATAATTAATTGCATTGTGAGACACGAAAGCGTCCTCCCCGCCCGCAAGGGTCGAAGGGAGATGAAAATTGGTGAAACTCCGACCCACAGGTGCTACCCGCTACAGTTTTGGTAGTTAACGAATAACGTTCGATGCGTTATTACCCTCTTTTTTTTGTTTTTTTCCTATGCTCTTGAAAGGAGCCATTATGTTGAAGGGCCGATCATTCCTTGTGAAGATGGTCAAAGATGATGAAGCAGGACATCAGGAAGAAGTGGATATGACGGATGAGATCAAGAGCCACTTCGAGAAGTACAAGGCAGTTTACATTACTGGTGGCGCTGGAATTTTGTTCGCGTCATTTACATACCTCTATATGAGAGGCGTTGCCTCACAATCTATCAGGGATGCCACTGGCGTGCCTGCCCAGGGTGCCATTGGCGTGCTGGGAGAGAGGAATGTGAGTCAGAATATTGTATCTGGAAAGAGCAATGTTCTGAACAGCGTCTCTTATTTTTCTTCTGATAGGCAAGGCCCACCAAGTTGGGTCGTTCGTTGTATAGAGACCGGAGATGTGTTTGCCTCTCAGAAGTCTGCTGCAAATCAAATGGGATTGTCAGCATCTCATTTGTCCGAACATTTGAATGGCGTTCGGGATCATGTTTCAGGTAATCACTTCGAGCGAATCTGCATGGCAGCTTGATCGCGCAGAAAACATCGCCCTATATGAGATAGATCTTCAGATACCCTATTGCAGGGAATCACATCCGACCCCCTATTGCAGGGGATCTGATGGAAGATCTTTCTCTTTTTTTCCTAAACCGAAAGGTTAATTAATGAAGCACGAATACGAAAGGTATATTTACACTATGCATGATTATCGTCGTCGTTATGGTTTCTGGAAGTTCGTTGGGGATGTGGCAATGGTCTTCCTAACCGGAGGGCTTTGGCTCATCTGGATCTTTGTGAGGGAGATGCGCAGGCGATAATGCATGACAGCATTTTATTTTATGTATTGGTTGCAGTGGGCTCGGGCGTGGGAGGGCTCATCGGCCAAAGACTTTCCGAACGTCTTCATCGGGATAGGACTAAAGCGTTCCTCCGTTTTGTTCGTGTTACGTTTCCAAACGCTGAAGTAGTCGAAGCTATATCTGTAGCAAATACTGATAAACAAGCTCTAGAAAATATTGAAAGGCGGCTACGCAATGCTTCTCGAACTCTTTAAAGAGAAGGTGCTGGGAGCCAACCCGACAACAGTTCTGACGGGTATGGGTATTACTGGTGTTGTCACGACTGCATATTTTGCCGGTCGTGCATCGTACAAGGCAGCACAGATCATTGATCGTGAAGAGACCAAGATCCGTATGCAGGCTGCGCGTGACAATGTGAAACTCATCGATGATGAGTCTCTTCCCATGATGACCAACATGGACAAGTTCAGACTAGTCTGGCCGCTGTATGTCGCACCTGTCAGTGTCGGTGCCACAACGATTACTGCGATTGTCATGGCTAATCACACGGCTTCGAAGAAGATCGCAGCTCTGGCGGTTGCCTCGAGTATATCTGAGCGTACTCTGTCCGAATACAGGGCGAAGGTACTCGAGAAGATCGGCGAGAACAAGGAAATGGCGATCAGGGACGAGATCGCTCAGGAGAAAGTTGCGAATACTCCAGTGAGCAAAGAAGTCCTCGTCATCGGAGCTGGGGACGTTCTGTGCTTCGACATGTATACGGGCAGGTATTTCCAGAGCACAGTGGAGAAGATCAGACAAGCTGAGAACAAGATCAACTACGAGATCTTGAACCATATGTACGCAAGCCTGAGCAGGTTCTACGATCTGATCGATATTCTGCCAACTCAGTACTCCGATGAAGTTGGCTGGAATGGATTGACAGATCGGTTCGAAGTGCGATTCTCAACTGTCATGTCTCCAGACAATCGTCCGTGTATTGCGATTGAGTTTGCACGTCCACCTATGCCTGAATACACAAAGCTGTACTAGAAAGGATATTTGTGCTCAAGAAGACGATCAAATACACCGACTTCAATGGGGAGGAAACTAGCGAAGATTTCCTCTTCCATCTGTCCAAGGCGGAATTGGTCGAGTTGGAGATGAGTCATGAGGGCGGCTTCGTTGCATCGATGCAGAAAGTTGTCGAAGCTGAAGACAACAAGACCATCATTGAGGAATTCAAGAAGATCATCTTGCAGTCTTACGGCAAGAAGTCTCTGGATGGTAAGCGATTCATCAAGAATCAGACTCTGCGAGATGAGTTCGAGTCGTCTGAGGCATATTCCACTCTGTTCATGGAACTGGTGACGGATACGGATGCTGCCATTGAGTTCATGAACGGCATCATTCCGGGCGATTTGGTTCCACAGGAAGCTGTAATAACTCAAATCAAGCCCGTACCCAAGACCATGACCATGAGAGAAGTTCGTGAGTTGTCAGATGATGAGTACAAACAGCTCAGCGAGAAGATTGTCTCAGGTGAGATCGTAATTACAAACGACTAATTCGCGTGGAAAACATGCCTATATATGAGATACAAACTAAACTTTATATAGGAGATTTTATGTTTCCCATGACTAAGCTCGAAATTGCACAGTATGCCGCCAGCATGATTGTAGCATTGAAGACAGCTCAGGTTTGTGAGACTCAAGTTGCACAGCACACGAATCTCGACCCCGATGGTATTCCCGTCAAGGTTGGAGCCACTGTTGCTGGTCAGCTTGTAGCTTACAAGACTAAGCCGTACACCGATGTTGCAGTTGCGAAGGCAGCCGACTGGCTTTCAGAGAAGTTCAGCAAGAAGCCCGAAAAACTAGAATACAAGTCAGACCGTTAGTATCAAACTAGGAGCCCAGAAATGGACTCTTAGTTTTTTCTTTTTCTAGAGTAAGGAAAATATGGAGATCCCGGATTATCCGCCCAACAAGAAAGATCAGCCGCAACCTGAAGTAAAGAACATCAAGAGAATTACTTCAGAAGAGCCAGTTCGAAGGAAGAAGTCTCTTGGGAAGCAGTTCAAAGAGACGTTTGTCGGCGGAGATGCCAAGACAGCAGCCAGATACGCCGTATTCGAGGTCTTGCTGCCAGCTGCAAGAGACATGTTCATTGATGTGACGACTCAAGGTCTCGAGAAGCTTGTGTTTGGTGATATTCGCCGTAGAGGAGGATCACAGCCACCTCAAGCTGGACCCACTGGTTACGTCAGTTACAACCGGTATGCGATGGGGAGTAGGCAGTCGGCTCCTCAGAGAGTGATCAGTCGACGAGCTCGTTCTCAGCATGATTTCGATGAGATCGTGTTGACGTCACGAGTAGAAGCAGAAGAGGTCATCGACAAGATGTTCGAAGTGGTGAGCCGTTATGGAACAGCCACAGTCGCAGATCTATATGAGCTGGTTGGTCTCCCAAGTTCCCACACAGATAATAAGTGGGGCTGGACTGATATCAGAGGTGCGGGAGTCTCTCGGATACGCGAAGGTTTCTTGCTTGATCTCCCAGAACCACAATTTATCGACTGAACTATGAACATTGGGCAAACTCGTGATGCAGTAAAAGCGATGTACCCCAATGCAAATTGGGCGTCTCAGGTAGACAAGATGGATGACGACCAGGTCATAGCTATATATTTGAAGAACTTGGAGAATCCTCCAGAGTTGCCTGAAAAAGACAAACCGCCTGAACAAGGTAAATTATTTTAAGGAGATTAATATGCAGTTGATCCCAATGGCGGTCAGCAAGGCGCTGGGCCGTCGAGCATTGGTTTTGGAGAAGAACTCACCGCAACTTCTGTTCGGTGCAGGTCTTGTAGGAATGGTGGGGAGCACGGTTCTCGCTTGTCGGGCCACTCTGAAGCTCGAGGAAGTTCTTGATGAAGGGAAAGTGAACCTTCATAAGGCCAAGACTCTCGAGCACAGGGAGTACACCGAGCAGGACAAGCAGAGGGATATTTCGATCATCTACGTCCAGACGTTGATGAAGGTTGTCAGGTTGTACGCTCCTGCGATTGCTGTGGGTAGCGCTTCAGTTGCAGCTCTGGTTCAGGCTCACAGCATCTTGAACAGAAGGAATGCCGCACTTACCGCTGCATATCTAGCACTGGAGAAGGGGTTTGCTGAATACCGACAGCGTGTTGTTGAGAAATATGGTGAGGAGGAGGACCGGAACTTCAGGTACGGTACACGAGAAGTCGAGGTCATCACGGACGGCAAAAAGAAGACGGCTGTTCGAGTTGGTGAGGGTGAGCCTTCGATCTATGCGAGATTCTTCGATCCGCTCTCGACGGAATGGTCGAAAGAGCCGGAGTACAATCTCATATTCTTGAAGTGTCAGCAGAACTATGTGAATGATCTGCTGAGGGCTCGAGGTCATGTCTTCCTGAACGAAGTGTATGACAAGCTCGGGATCCCAAGGTCCAAGGCTGGATCTGTCGTCGGATGGATCTTGATCGGCGATGTAAGGGACAATTACATCGATTTCGGGATTTGGGACAGTGACGGTACTGTCCGGGATTTCGTAAACGGCCGTGAGGCCTCTATTCTCCTCGATTTCAACGTCGATGGAGTCATCTATGACAAGATCGATACACCGACGGAGGCAGTCTCATGGCAAATGAGGAACTAGTCGAGAAAGTGGCAGACGAGATCGAGGAAGTTGCGTATCGAGTCGAGGAAGTCGCTGAAGCTACTCGTCGTCTGACAGGACGAGAAGTTGGGTTCTTTATTGCCGGAGCCGGTATCGGAGTAGCTATCGGCTTCACTGTCGGTTTCCGAATTGCAGAGAAGAGGCTGCAGACGAAGTACTCGAAGCTCGCTGAGGATGAGATCTCAGAGATGCGAGAGCATTATCAGAAAAAAGCTGTGGCTGCGCAAGAGAAGCCACCTATCGAAGTAGTTATAGAGGAGCGTCATGAACGTTACACGCCGGAAGAACAAGCAGCGATCGATGAAGTTAATGCCCGGTTTCCTGCGGAAGAAGCAGCAGCCGAAGAAGCCGTGGTGGAAGCTTCGGAGAAAGTAAACGTCTTCAATACTAGTGAGTGGGACTACGCCGTTGAGGTGAAGAGCAGAAGGCCCGACGTTCCCTACATCATTCACTATGACGAGTTCAAGACGAATGAGTCAGGGCATGAGCAACTCGCCTATATTTACTATGAACAAGATGACGTTCTGATAGATACGACGAGCCAGACTCAGATCGAGGACATGGATGAGGTAATCGGTCTGGGAAATCTGGGACGATGGGGACATGGCTCGCCCAATGACGAGAACGTTGTTCATATTCGTAACGAGCATCTGCAGCTCGAGTTCGAAGTATGTCGTGATCCCGGAAGTTACGAGGCGACGATAAGCAGACATATTCGTCACTCATCCTCAGTTGAACGGCGACGTAGGCCTGTTCGTGGATTTGACGATGACTAAGGAGTTTGCTGAGCGATATTTCAATTGGCTTTGCAAGCAAGTCATCGTTGAAGGAAAAGAGCACAAGGATTACGACGGGCTGTTCAGACATCTCCATGCGAAAGACTTTGTGTGGATTGTTCCAAACGATCACAATCGTATTGGGGATGTCTACGAGATGAGAAGGGAGTTCTGGGGAGAGGGCAACAAGGTTCCCAAGCATGAGGTTTCAATGCTCGAGATCATCTTGGGGCTCTCTCGCAGACTCGAATTCATAGCTGGTGGTGAAAAGGAAGTCTGGGCTGGCCAGCTTTTGAAGAACAGCGGACTGGACAAGATGTACGATCCAGTTGGTTCTGTGAAAACCAGAAAGATAGAAGAAATTCTGGACACACTTATCTGGCGGACATATGACCGAGATGGTACAGGGGGCTTCTTTCCACTCAGAACAGCAAAGGAGGATCAAACCAAAGTCGAGCTTTGGTACCAAATGAATGCATATGTGATCGAACACACTATTGACTGAAGGAGTTGAGTGGATTTCTACCAGATCCTAACCAGAGAAACGAAAGACAAGACCTTGGAGTTGTATCCTGACTTCATTGTCGGTCGTTCTCAGGATCTGATGGTTCAGGGTAGAACCTTCTATGCCATCTGGGATGAAGAGCTCGGTCTTTGGTCTCGAGATGAGTATGATGTTCAGCGGCTAGTTGACGAAGATCTCCAACGTGAAGCGAATAGGCTGTATTCTGAAACCGGGACCAGGTATCAAGTTAAATCTCTACGCTCATACAACAGTCATATTTGGGCGCAGTTCAGGAAGTACCTGTCCAACATCAGTGACAACAACCATCCGTTGGATTCCAAGATTGCCTTCGCTAATTACGAAGTGAAGAAGTCAGACTACGTAAGTCGTAAGCTTGACTATGCTTTGGAAGAAGGTGATATTTCCGCTTGGGATGAATTAGTCGGTACATTATATTCTATTGAAGAGAGAGCAAAAATTGAGTGGGCAATCGGATCCATTGTCGCAGGAGATTCAAAGAAGATCCAAAAGTTCTTCGTCTTTTATGGGCCAGCCGGTTCGGGAAAGTCCACCATTCTCAATATTCTTGAGAGATTGTTTAGTGGATATACTACCACGTTTGATGGTAAGGCTCTTGGTAGCAGTAACGGCACGTTTGCTACGGAGGCTTTCAAAAGCAATCCGTTAGTAGCCATCCAGCATGATGGTGATCTTTCAAGGTTAGAAGATAACACTCGGCTGAATTCAATCATCTCGCATGAGCAGATGACGATGAATGAGAAGTACAAGCCGAGTTACACGTCTAGAGCAGATGCTATGTTGTTCATCGGTTCAAATCAGCCGGTGAAAATTTCTGATGCTAAGTCTGGGATTATTCGCCGGTTGATAGACGTTCACCCTACTGGGGTGAGAATTCCTGTCAGACATTACAACACACTAGTAAGCCAGATCGACTTCGAGCTTGGCGCAATAGCTGCTCATTGCCAGAAGGTATATTTGGAAATGGGCAAGAACTACTACAACAATTATCGCCCACTGGAGATGATGCTTCAGACAGACGTCTTCTACAACTTCATTGAGGCACATTACGATCTGTTCAAATCTCAAAATGCTATAACCCTGACTCAGGCGTATACCTTGTACAAGCAGTTCTGTGAAGACAGTGGAATAGAACGGCCGCTACCGCAGTACAAGATGCGAGAGGAGCTCCGAAACTACTTCGATGAATTCAAGGATCGGGGTGAGATAAACGGTGAACGAGTTCGCAGTCTATATTCCGGTTTCAACGCAGAACAGTTCAAGGCACCTAAGACAGCAGGTGATCAAGTTGCCTTCTCGTTGGTCATGGAAGAGACCGAGTCACTATTTGATGAGGAATTTGCCAATCAACCTGCGCAGATGGCGACTGAAGATGGATTGCCGACTAAGAAATGGTCAACAGTCAAGACCAAGCTTTTAGACATTGATTCGCAGCGATTACATTTTGTAAAGGTACCTGAAAACCACATCGTCATTGACTTCGATCTGAGGGACCAAGATGGACGTAAGGCTCTGGAGAGAAATCTGGAGGCAGCCAGTACCTGGCCTGCCACTTATGCCGAACTTAGTCAGTCAGGGAAGGGCGTTCATTTACATTATGATTATGCCGGTGACTCCTCTGTTCTATCGACTACGTATTCAGATGGCATTGAGATTAAGATATTTGCTGGGGATTCGGCGTTGCGTAGAAGGTTATCCCGATGCAACGCAGTGCCCATCGCGTCGATAAGTAGTGGATTGCCGCTCAAACAGAAGAAGGAGAAGATGCTTAAGGCCAAGACTATTACAAGTGAAAAGGGCCTGAGAGAGCTTATAGAGCGGAATCTCCAGAAGAAGATTCATCCAGGCACGAAGCCATCCGTCGACTTCATCGCCAAGATTCTAGACGACGCTTATGAATCAGGGATGAAATACGATGTTATTGATCTACGGCCTAGGGTTTTGGCTTTTGCTAACAACTCGACCCATCAGGCCGGTATTGCACTCAAGGTAGTACAGACCATGAAGTTCCAGTCAGATCCAGAGATAGGGTCTGACGCCGTCGTCGAAGTGGACGATGACCGCATGGCCATATTTGACGTAGAGGTCTACAAGAATCTCTTCGTCATCTGTTGGAAGTTTCGTGGGGGTAATGAGGTTGTAAGGATGATCAATCCCAAGCCTCACGAAGTTGAGATGCTGTTCAAGCTGAAACTGGTCGGATTCTACAATCGTAGATACGACAATCATATTCTCTATGCGGCATCTATGGGCTATACGAACGAGCAACTGTTCAATCTCAGCCAGAAGATGATAGTTGACAATAACCGTAACGCCCCGTTCGGAGCAGCGTACAACATCTCGTATGCCGATATTTGGGATTTCAGCACGATCAAGCAAGGATTAAAGAAATTCGAGATCGATCTGGGGGTCCACCATATGGAATTAGACATTCCCTGGGATGACCCTGTAGATGAAAAAGACTGGCCAAGGGTCGTCGAATACTGCGTCAACGATGTCATTGCTACTGAGGCAGTACTCGAGGATCGCTGGGACGACTTTGTCGCACGTCAGATCTTGGCCGAACTGAGTGGATTGACGGTTAATGATACAACACAAAGACACACAGCTAAGATCATATTTGGGGACGACAAAAACCCACAACGTTATTTTGTCTATACGGATCTGTCCGAGGAATTCCCTGGGTACAAGTTCGAAGCAGGGAAGAGCAGCTACAAGGGAGAGGATCCAGGAGAAGGTGGTTACATCTACGCAGTGCCAGGAATCTACGAGAACGTAGCCGTCCTGGATGTGGCCTCCATGCATCCCGTCAGCATCATCAAACTTAATCTCTTCGGGAAGTACACGGAGAAATACGCTGAGCTCACGAAAGCCCGGATAGCGATCAAGCGCCAGGAATACGAGAGAGCTCGCACACTATTTGACGGAAGACTTGCACCTTTCCTTGAGGGTGCCGAAGATCATAAGGTAGATAATCATGGCAGCCAGTTGGCGTTCGCCCTTCGAATCGCGTTGAACATCGTCTATGGCCTGACGTCGGCCAAGTTTGACAATCCGTTCCGTGATATTCGAAACGTGGATAACATCGTCGCCAAACGTGGCGCCCTATTCATGATCGATCTGAAGAACGACTTGACAAAGAACAACTACAACGTGGTTCACATCAAGACCGATTCAGTGAAGATCCCTAATGCTTCTCAAGATGCAGTTGAATTTGTGACGACTATTGGCTCAATGTACGGGTATGAATTTGAGCATGAAGAGACTTACGACAAGTTCTGTCTGGTCAATGACGCGGTTTACATAGCGAGAAAGGGAAACGAGTGGACCGCCGTAGGGTCACAATTCCAACATCCATACGTATTCAAGACATTGTTCTCAGGTGAAGAACCGACTTTTGATGATCTATGCGAAGGTCGTTCTGTTGTTCAGGGAACTATGTATCTCGATAAGGAGGATCACGAAAAAGATGAAACCCTTGTTTATCGCAATATGCGCCATCTTGGGCGTACTGGTCGCTTTGTACCTGTTGTTGAAGGGGGCGGAACGCTCTACCGGGTCAAGGACGACAAGTACTACGCGGTAACAGGAACCAAGGGGTACAAGTGGGTTGAGGCAGAGATTGCCCAAGCCATGCCGGATCTAAAAATTGACATGTCATATTTCGACAAGCTAAAGGCTGATGCTATCAAGGCTATTGAAGCATTTGGCCCCTTTGAGGAGTTTGTAAAATGATTAGAGCACCTAGTAGGTTAGTTCATCTAGAACCAGAAGCCGAATTAATCCCGAAGAGACCTCTAGGTTTCATGCCATTTCGGTATAAGCATGATTTCTGGAGCCAGAAACTTATCATCGAAGTTTGGCGTGGGACAAGTTACGCACGAATCTCTGGCTCGATGAAAGGTTCGAACGAAATTATCGATTGTG